CGGGGAACCACCCGGCCGACTTGTTCCAGTAGTACGGGCCGCTCACGAGCCGCTCCCCGGGCACTCGAACTCCTGGACCTGCTGCCAGTACGGCGCGCCGCCGCTGCTCATCAGGACGTGGTCGCCACTGCCGGGCGCGGCCAGGCGAATCCACTTCGTCCCGTCCCAGTAGAGCATGTCGCCGGTCGATTCGCCCTGCGGCACGGCCACCCACTTGAGGTAGATCGGATCGAGCGGCAGCGGGTCGGGCTGGCGGCCTATCAGGTCGCAGTGGCCCTTACGGTCGCGATTGTGCCGCCACGTCTCGACCTGAATCCACGCCCAGCCGGGCAGCGGTTCAGCGATATCCAGCGAGACGCCGCCTCCCTGGTCCTCCCAGGACAGCAGCGACTCGACGGTGTGCTCCGTCTGGTCGTTGTCCCAGTCCTTGTGTTCGATCAGCAGCTTGTTGTCGGCCGCGCCGCCGGGCTCGACGGATTTCTCCAGCCAGAACGGGTTGCCGCCGCCGGGATCGACGATCAGTTCGTCGTTCAGGAACCCTGGCGTGGTGTCGTCGGCGTCGGTGAAGACCTTGCCGGGCAACTTGATGTACTTCTTGACCGGCTGCTCTTCGGCCAGTTGCGGGGTCAGCAGGCTGTGATGCTTGGCATCGTAGCGGTCGCGGAACTCCTGGTACTCGACGTACGGTTCGGTCTGCGGCTGCTCGGCGACGATCTCCACGCCATTGCCGCCGACGAGGTTGCCCGGCACCGGGTCGGAGAGCTGCAGGTTGTCCTCGTCCCAGTCGTTGTGCTCGATCAGCAGCTTGTTGTCCGCGACCCCGCCGGGCGTAACGGTCTTGGTGATCCAGTTGTGCCCGCCTCCGGGCGGCAGGACGATCACCTCGCCGTCGAGGAAGCCGGGCACCGTGTCGTTGCCGTCGGTGAAGACTTTGCCCAGGCCGTTGATGACCAGCTTCCGCGCGCCGACCTTCAGCTTGACCTTGCTGTGCTTCTTGGCGTCGTACTCGTCCTCGTACTCGCTGAATGTGAACCAGGCCGTGCCCGGTCCCGGATCGACACCCGCGTCGACGACGGCCACGTTCGCGCCGGCCGCTCCGAAGGCAAACAGACTGCCGATCTTGTTGGTGTTCGCCGCGTCCCAGTCGCCGTGGTAGAGACGCAGCTTGTGATCGTTGGCGTCCGGCCCGGCGGGCTCGTCGTTGACGCGCTTGCGGACCCAGGTGTGCGGCTGGCCGGGGTTCTCGCCGACCTGGATTTCGTCGTCGAGGTAGCCGGGCGTGTCGTCGGTCGCGTCGGTCTTGACCTTACCGCTGCCGAGGGCCTCGGGGTCGATCACGAACCATGGTGCCCAGCCCTTGCCGTCGGCGTCGGTCTCCATGAACATCTTGCCGATGACGTGGACGTGGTCCTCGTTGCCCGGCTCGCCGGTGATGTCGGTCGAGGCCGGGGGCTGCTGGTCGGGATAGAGCGAGTAGCCCTCGGGCGGCAGCCACTCGCGGTAGTTCTTGAACGCCTCGGTGCGGCTGAAGATGCACCCCCCATGGCCGCTGGGCGCGGCCTGCGGGAACTTGACGTACACGAACACGCTGCCGGGTTGGAAGTCGGTGTAGAGCGACCGCTTCAGCGCGTTGCGCCAGACCTTGATCACCTGCGGCTGGCCCAGATCGTCCAGGATGGGCGTGCCGGCCGCGTCGGTGACGGTCAGGTCGATGTCCACGTCGTGCGGAACGTCGACCTCGCCGTCGGCCGGGACACCGAAGCCGATCACCTCGGGCTGTTCGTACTGGAACAGCCACGCGGGCAGCGGATCGGGCGCTTCGGGGTCGTAGGCCGGGTTCGGGAAGGCCTGCACGACCGTGTCGGCCGGGATGTCCTCGACGCCGTTGACCTCGTACAGGACACCGTCGCCGGGACCGGCCAGACCGTCGGCCACAGCCGACCACGCCAGGCCGCCCTCGCCGTCGTCGGTCAGTTCCACCTCCTGCCAGCTCGAATACTCCCCGCCGCTGGCCTCGGTGCTGGTGATCTGCACCCACACACCTGCCGGCGCAGCATTGCCCAGCCGGACGATGGCCCACACGTCACCGGTCTGCTGCTGGTGCCAGAGCACCTGCGCCGATCCGTCAGGCGCGGGCTGAAGCGCCGCCGCATCGGCGTCGATGATCTCGGCCCGGGCGACATCCTGCGCCGAATCCTCCAGCCGCAGGCGCACCACCGTCACACCCGCCAGGTAGGCCCGGCCGATCGCGCCGGCCGCGAGCGGCTCGGCCAGGATGGCGAACTTGCCCTCGTGCAACGTCGCATCCGGCATCTGGCCACGCAGCGCAACAGCGTTCTTGAAGGATTGCTCCGCCGACCCACCCGCGTCGGGCAGGATGACCGGCTCGCCCAAACCGAGGACGTCGAAGCGGTCGCGATCTTCGCCGGACTCGTTCTTGACCAGCACGATGCTCGCCGAGCGGTAGCCGGGCGTGGCTTGCTGGCCGACGTGGCGCGTCCGCTGCTGGAAGTCCTTGGCCGCATCGACGAAGGCGTTATACGCCTGGGCGGGCACAACCAGCGGATCGCCGGACTGGACCTTCTTCATGTGGTCGCTCATGATCCGATCCCCAGGCCAGAAAAGCTGCCGTCCTCGTAGACCTTCTCGACGTAGGCCGCGACGGGCTGTTTGACCAGCGTGTTGCTGGCGGCGTCCTCGGCGTCGGCGTAGCGGACCCAGAGATACTCCCAGCCCTTCTTGGCGATTCCGGTGATCGGGCCGACGGTGATGCCGGTGCGGTTGGGACTGCCGGCGAACTTGAAGGTGATCTCCCAGTCCTCGTCCGGCCCGCGCTGGCTTCCCGACGCGCCCAGGAACAGGCACTCGCCAGCCGCGAGGCCCCGGAACGAGGCGTTGTTGACCTTGCCGGTCAGGTAGAACAGCGTGCCCTTGTAGGCGGGCGTGACCTGGGCTGCTGAGAGGTAATGGGTTTCGGTGAACTGGTAGACCGGCACGGTGATGTCCACGCCCTCGACATTGTCGTGCGTGACGCCGATCGCGCCCTTGAAGTCGGGCGCGGTGCCGCTGGCGGCGTACTTGCCGATGGTCGACAGCGACTGGGTGATGTGCTGCGTCCCGCCGCCGGTATCGAAGCTGAAGACCGACGGGTCGCCGCTTTCTGGCTCGTCCTTCTCGCCGTACTGGACGGTGACCTCCCAAATGCACGCGTCCAGGTTCGCCGTGTCGACGTGGACCGGCTCGAGCGAGATCGACTTGCGGATCAGGTCGCCGTAGGTCGAGGCGGTCGAGTTGGTCGCCAGGATGCGGGCGGAGTTCTCGTCGGCCACGCCGGTGAGCGTGTAGACGAACTCGGCCGACTGGGCGTCGCCGTCGGGGTCGGTGGTGACCTTGCGGCTGTCATGTTTTTCGGTCAGCATCGAGAACTGCCCTCCTTCACTGCAGGGCTGACGGAGATTTCTTCTGCGCAGATCGGCGTATCGCGGGTATAAGGATGCGAGGTGACCACATGGGGAAAACGACATTGCTTGCCAGCTTGAGCGCCGTTTGCTTGCTTGGAGGATGCACAGTCCACCGCATCTGCCCGCCCGTGCAAGGCACGGTTGTGGATGCGGTCACAGGACAGGCCGTTGAGGGTGCAAAGGTGAAGATCATGTACTGGGAATCCGAGCGGAGCACCAGCACCGATTGCCATGGACAGTTCACATTTGGAGCGAAGTACAAGGCGTTCCCCCTGTTCCCGCTCAACCTCAACCTCAGTCGGGTGATGGGGTGTCAGGGCCTCCGAGTGGAAGCACCAGGATATGAGCCGGCTGAGACTTCTGGTACAAGCCCCGTGTACCCGCGCAAACCACCGCCGGATATCTTCGTGCCGAAATGGACGGACAGGGATGGAAGGATGGTCGCTGAACCCATCCCGCTCAAGCGAAAGTCCAATATGTGATCTACTGCATCCCATGAGGAGCCCTACGCGAACGTCAGCCCGCCGGTGGTGGCGGCCTGGACTAATCTTTTGGTGTTCTTGGCGGTCTCCTCGGTAGCCTTGGCCGTCCGGTCGGCGGCGTCCCCGGCGGCCAGGCCCCGCACTGCGGCGGCGTTGAACGTGCCCTTGACGCCGATCTTCGCCGCCTGCTCGCCGATCAATCCGCCGATGTCGCCCAGGCCATCCAGCGCTCGCTGGGCCTTGTCGATGATGGCGTCGGGGCCTTCCAGCTTGTCCGTGCCTTCCTCGGCCTCCTTCGCCTCTCGCTTCTGCCGCGCGGCGTCGATGGCATCGCGCCACTCCTGGCGGGCCTTTGCCAGGTCCTGTTCGTTCTCGGCCATGCGGTCGGCGTACTCGGTGTCAAGTTGGCGGTGCTTCTCGAGGTTCTCCCGGCCGATCTCGGCCAGCGTCGCCTCGTGAATGGCCGACGCCCGGCGTCGCTCCGCTTCCCGCTGGGCCTCACGCTGGGCGATGCGGCGCTGCTGCTCGTTCTCGATCCGGTTGATCGCGGCCTGCTTCTGCTCCTCGACGAGCTTGTTCTCCGCTTCGAGGTCGACCGAGTCGTCGAACAGCGACTTGATCCAGTTCCACGCCTTCTTCGCGCCGGACTTGATCCGCTCCCAGGTCTTGGCGAAAAAGCTGGTGAAGTTCGTCCAGGCCTTCGAGAAGAACGCCGTCGTCTCGATCCAGCCGACTTCCAGGGCGTGCCAGACCACCTCGACGATGGCCAACAGCCCATGCCAGGCGTCGTAGCCGATCTTGATGAAGAAGTTGCGGAAGTTCAGCCACGCCTTCTCCAGGAAGTTCACGCCGCGCGTCCATTCCATCTTGATCGTCAGCCACAGAATCTTCACCGCCAGGCCGATGTCGCCGGCCGCCAGCGCGTCGGCGATGCCTTGGTAGGCGGTGAGCGCGTCGTCCTTGAGCACGCCGAACTTCTTACCCAGCCAGGCGAGCGCCTTGCCGCCCGCGCCCGTGGTGTAGACCAGATACGCGCCCAGCGCCGCCATCGCGGCGATGACCATGCCGATCGGCGAGACGAGGAACGCGATCACGGCCCCGAGAATCTTCAGCACGGCCGCGACCGTGGTGATGACCGTGATCAGCACGCCCAGCATCGTGCCAAGGCCGGAGATGACGGTGCCCAGCGCCGCCAGCGCAATGCCCACAGCGATCACGATGGCTATGACCTTCAGGGCAGTGACGATCAGTTCCTGATTGGCCTTCACCCAGGCGCTGACCTTCATCGCCACCGACGTGAAGGTCTCGGCGATCTGCTGGAGCACCGGCGCAAGGGCCGCGCCGACATTGAACACGCCCATCTTGACGACCTTCCACAGGGCGTCGAGCGCGTCGGTGAAGTCCTCGGCTGCCTTGGCGTCCTCGCTGGACATCGTCAGCCCCAGCCGCCGAGCCTCGGCCTGGAGGATCTCGATGCCTTTCGCGCCGCTGGCCATCATGGGCAGCAGCTGCGTGCCGGCGCGGCCGAACAGGGCCTGGGCCAGCGCCGCCTTGCGGGTGGGGTCCTCGATGCGGCTGATCGCCTCGGCCAGCAGCTTGAACTGGTCCTCGGGGGCCAGGCCGGCCAGGTCCTTGTATTCCAGGCCCAGGTCGGCCAGGGCGTCGGTCTGCGTGCTCAGCCCGCGCCCGGCGTCGTAGATGCTCCGCTGCATCCGGCGGAAGCCGGTTTCCATGGCCTCCAGGGACGTGCCCGTCTGGCTGGCGACAAACGTCAGTTCGCTGAGCGCCTCGACGCCGAAGCCCGTCCGCTTGGCCATCTTGGCGATCTGGTCGCCCATCGAGCCGAACGCCTTGGCCGCCCCCAGCATCGGCGCGAGCATGGCCGCGCCCAGGCCCGCGATCTTCAGGCCCAGGTTGCGGATGCGGTCGCCGAAGGCCTTCAGGCGCTTCTCGGCCCGGCGCAGGCCGCGCACGAGCTTGCTGTCGTCGGCGAAGAGTTCGACGAACGCCCGGCCGGCTCGAATGCCCTGGGTGGAAGGCATCAATTACTCCCGTGCGGGAAAGCCGGGCGCACCTCGATGTCCGAGACCAGCAACCGTGCGTCCACCGTGATCGCGCCGTCCATTGGGACGTTGATGGAGAAGTCCTGGACGCAGTCCAGCGTCTGACCGGTGTCGGCATCGACCAGCCTGGCGAGCAACCCGGACATGGCACGTGCGGAAGAACGCTCCATCAGCGGATCGCGGGCGATGATGACTTTCAGCCGTTTCATTGGAGGTTCCTTCGGCGGCGGGTCGGCCTTGCGAATCCGAATGGCCCAGCGAGGCACGTGGCCCATCTGTCGCCAGAGCCAGCGAAAAAGCCGCCGCAGCGCCCACCGACGCACCTGCACGTCAAGCCAGATGGTCTCCGTCTCGCCGGGCATGACGGCTACTCCTCGTCGGCCGGCATGGGCAAGGCGTACCAGCCCTCCGGGATGTCCATCTTCCCGGCGACGGGCTCGCCGTCGGCGTCCTTGACCCAGACCTTCACGTCCTTGACGGTCTCGCGCAGGCGGACGGGCGTGCCGTGCGGGACGTAGATCGTCCGAACGCATCCGGTCAGCAAGAGAATGGGGATCAGGAACGGGATCAGCTTGCGGATCATGGTCACACCTCCACGACCGGCAGCTCGCCGGCCAGAATGGACCTCACGCGTTTCACGGCCTCACAAACGGCGGCGCGGCGGCGATACCCCTCGCCGCTGTCGGCGACGATGCGGCCGTTGGCGGCTCGCAGTCGCCAGCGCCACTCGCGCTTCGCGTCGCGGTAGATTTCGAGCTTGGCGGTTCTCATGGCTTACCCCAGTGCTGACGGACCTTGGCCCGCAGTCGGTCACGGGCCTGCCGGTCCGGGTGAGCGTCCTCCGCCGCAGGCTGATCAGCCACTGCATGGCTCAGCCCTCCGTGGGAACCGGCTTATCGAGGTTGCCGGACGCCTCCAGTTCGGCGTGGACGATCTGGATGCCCTCGCGCAGCTCGGCCTTGGTCTGGGCGTCGGCGGGCTTGCCCCGCGCTTCCTCGTAGACCTTGACCACGTAGTTCAGCGCCGCGTTGAGGCGGTTGAGCGCCTTGTTCGGCGTGTCGTCGGGGATCTCCTTCTCGGCCCATTTCACGGCCGCGATGATCGTCCCCTCGAATGCCTGCCAGGCGGGCTTGGCGGCATACAGCTTGTTCAGCAGCCACAGCAGACCGCCGGCCAGCAGCGCGATGACCGCCGGGCTGTTCAGCACCTTCCAGACGATCTCCATGATTGCGGTGACGTCCATGTCCATTGTCAAAAACCTTTCCGGGCCTCGAGGGCCTCTTTCAGCAGTGCCAGCGATTGCTTGTCAGCGACCTTCCTTGATCGCCGATCCTGTCGTGCGTACGGGTCGAAGTCGGACGGCTTGAAGGCCCGATGCCTCTTCGGGTCGCGGTTGGCGTTGGCGATCAGCGAGCAGATGACCGACGTGTGCGCCCACCGCTCCCGGCCCAGGCCCTCGGCCATCCACAGCAGTTGCCGCAGCGTCAGCGGCCGGGGATCGATTCCGAGGCTTCCGGCGATTCGCCAGACATCGCACCACGGATCGTCTGGTCGATGTCGATCCCGTCGATCCGGGTCTCGATGGCGGTCACCGCCGCGTCGATCATGGCCATCTGCTTGACGACCGCCTTGGCCCGGTCGTTGCGGCCGCGCGAGCGGAAAAAATCAATCAGTTCCTCGTAGAAGGCCTGCTGGGCGGCCAGCAGCGTCTGGCCATCGAAGGCGGCGCGGACGTCGTCCTCGCTGACCTTGTGCGTCTCGAACTGCCGCTCCAGTAGGCAGCAGAGCACCTCCCCGAGCAGCATCTCGTCGGTGCCCAGGCGCGTCAGCAGCGGCGGGTCGCCCGCTTCGGGCTGGAGCAGGTCAACATCCAGCTTCGCCTTGACGGCCATGGCCGTGCCGAGGGTCAGCGAGAGCGTCCAGGTCCGGCCTGCGGTGTCGGTGAAGGTTTTCATTACGCCACCTCCACCCACTCGGCGAAGGCCGCGAGTTTCGCCGTCACGCTGACCGTCACGCCTTCTTCCAGCGGCTCGTTGCGGCTGAAGTTGGTGATCGAGAAGTCGCCCAGCGGCCCCTCGGTACCCGACGCGCTGCGGTCGCCGGTCAGCACGGCCAGGCGGATCGTGCCGGAGGTCAGGAAGGCCGTCTTGACCGCATCGAAGCCGTCATCGCCCGGCTTCCAGAGCATCTCGAACTCGGACGTGCACTCGCGGAGCGTCGGGGCGGTCGCCCGCCAGCCCTGGTTGGCGCGGGTGGTGACGTCGGCCTCGCCCGCTTCGAGCGTGAGCGTGACGTCCTTGACGTTGCCCATCTCGGTCAGGCTGGCCAGGTCCGACCCCAACAGGAATTCCTGCGACATTTCGTAGCCTCCTTGCTACCTGATGCTGTGCCGCCACATGGCGGCAAGCTGCGGTTGTTCCTTCTCGAAGGCCGGGCCCATAAATGGCCTGGCTCGCACCTTCGCCCGTTTGCGTTTGCCGCGATGCGCGATCTTCGTCGCGCCGCCGTACTCCAGCAGGCTCGGG